TTCACATTTACAAAATTTACCAAATATTTTTTCAATTAACTTTTTAATCATTTTTCTTTTCCTCAATATCATAGAAGAACTTATCGGTGTCTTCTGTTTTCCATTTACCTGTGTTTTCAACGTTCCAATCGCTTGTTTGTACTTTCCAGTCAGGAACATTATCCTTAACTGTGAATGATGGGATATCCCAAAGTATACGATTGTTTGGCTGAGCCGCATAATTGCCGTCATCTAACGCAAGTATGTGTGCGCACTTATGTTCGTGCGAAATTTCTGAATGATCAGTATCTACTATATTACTCTCTGGGTGCGCCCAGTCAACAGTAAAAAGATACTCTCCTGGATGTAATTTCTTATCTTTTCCGAAGTATTTTCCGTGTTGTCCGTCTAGGATATCAAAAGAAGTAACGCTAGGATAGTAACTAAAGCAATTCCATAGCTCCAGTTCATCAAGCCTATATCCAGGAACCTCTTTTGGGTCATAATCTCTTTGAATGAACGCAGAGATTGGCAAACGATAGAATACAGCACCGTTTTCCATAATTGCGTGAAAGAGTATAGGACGCCCCGTAATCGATGCCAGGCCAAATATAATGCAGTCTTCCACTTCTCCGTGGTGACTTTTGAGATCATAGAGATACTCTCTCCTGATCTGTGCGTAGGTCACAGGAATGTTTGCATTTAGATAGGCCATGCATAAATTAATTTACTAAGCTGATTATTATAATAATGGCAACAACTACACCGATAGCTATTTTTTTATTAGCTACAGCTAGTGCCCATACTTGTTTTACTTTTTCCATAGTTTTCTCCTCTTTTTATTTTATTATACCCCAATTAGGGCCAGATTCATAGTCTACTTTATTAGGAACTTCAAGAGAAACTGAGTTTTCCATTATTTCTTTTATTTTATTTGCATTATCTTTGACTGATATATCCAATTCATCATGTACTTGTATATGAGGAACTATTCCTTCTTTATGTAATTCTATCATTGCTTTTTTCGTCATGTCAGCAGCTGATCCTTGTATCAATCTATTCAAAGCTTTATATGTGTAAGCTCTCTTAATTCCTGGTCCGTGTTCCAGGAGCGCTGCATCATGAGGCAATGCTTTATGAATACCAAATTGATTGGGTTCCCATAAATGAAATCTACAAAGTCTACCTAGCAACGTTCGTATCTTACCAGAACTTTGCGCTCTTCTCATCACAGCGTCCATTAATTGTTTTACGAATGGAACTTTATTATGATACTGTCTAAATAGTTCTTCGGCTTTTTCTTTAGAGACTCCAAGTTCTGCTTGTAATTTATTTTTTCCCATACCATAGAACAGACCAAGGTTTATTGTCTTGGCCTGTGATCTAGGTATCTCTGCCATGTCTGCCACGATAGTATGGAAATCGGCATCGCCCTCACGATACGCGTTTAATACTTCGTCCACTCCATAGAGATTCTGTAAAGCTGCATAATGCACTACCAGCCTAGGCTCTTGTTGAGAATAGTCAAAACAACCCCATGTATGGCCTTCCTCGGGTATGAATAAGGACCTAATAGCTGGTCCAAGTTCTTTATTTCTGGCTGGAATCTGCTGTAAATTTGGATTAGAGTAAGAAAATCTTCCAGTTACTGTTCCCCCATTATCTCCTCTTAATTGATTAATTTCGGCATAAATTCTTCCCTTGTAAGAATGCTTCAGTATGGTATCAATAAATGTGGTATGGGCCTTATTAATTTCTCTGGCTCGGGCTATCTGTTTCACTAGTGGGTGGGGGTGATTCTGAAGGAAATTTTTTGTAAATGAAGGAGAGTTTGTCTTTTCAGTACGGTCAAAAGGTAGGTGAAGTTTTTCAAAAACTTTGGCAATGGATCTTGCTGCCCATATTTGAACATTTATTTGTGTTTCTTTTTCTACTTCTAGTAACAATTGCTTTTCTTGTCCAACTAGGTTGGTTTTCAATTTGTGCGCTGCTTCCACATCAACGCGAACACCTTTAAATCTCATATCAATTAGACAAGGAAAAAGTTCTATTTCTAAATTAAAAATAGATTGTATGTCCTGGTGTAAAATTTCTTTCTTTAATTCTTGCCAAAGTTCATAAGTTAATTCTGCATCCTTTTCAGCATAAGAACCAACATACATCGCTGGTAATTTATACATTTCAGCTTTAGCATCTACTCCCCAGTCTTTCGCAGCTTGATATAAAGCAGCTTCGTCTTTACCTTGGCCTATATATCTTTTGGAACAATTGTTTAAATCGTAACGCATTTGATTTTCGTCAACAATAGCTGCAGCAATCATAGTATCTACAATTTTACCGTTTATTTTTAATCCAAGAGATCTAATCCAACATACGTCATACATAGCATTATGAAATATTTTAATAGCATCTGTGTTAAGGACTCCTTGAAACCATTTTAAAACTTTCTTACGATCCATATTACCACCACCCTCATGAGCAATTGGATAGTAGCCTGACCATCCTTTAACAGCGACAGCTATCCCTGTAACATCTCCTCGTTTAGTAATAGAACCTGAACCCATTTTAACTAGATCAGGGTCTTTAGTTTCTAAGTCTATTGCGATTTCTTTATGTTTAGATAGATCTGGAAATTCGTCTGGCGGTAGCCATTCCGTTTGCGCTTTAAAAAGTGGTACTTGCATCATTTAATTATCCCCCATGAGTTTGATTTTTGTTTGGTTTCTTTTTTTGGTTTCTCTATTTCTTTATAATCTCTTTCAAGAATCATTTCTAAAAAGTGTATAGCTTTCAATATATCTTCCTTCTTTCCTTTAAGTCTGTGCCGACAAATATATTTTATAGCACATCCTTCAGGAAAAAGTAGTTCATTTTCAACTACAAACTTACTTGGTTGAATTTTAAATTTTTGATAATGAGATCCTCCGTGTTGCTTATCCCAAACGTTGCTCATACATCCCCCATCGGAAAAGCTTTATTTTCATCTTTTGGTCGTACAATATGTAAATGTTCCTTGGTCCGTGTTGCACCAACATAGAACAATCTATTCTCGTCATCTTTATTTCTCTCATAAGCTTGTTGTGTATTATAAGTAAGGTCTGGAAGTATAATTACATTATCTTCTTCTCCTCCTTTAACACTATGAATAGTTGATAATTTTATTCTAGCCCCACTTTTTAAAGACTCACCATTAGCTCTCATCTTTCTAATGTATGTAATTCTTTTTGAGCCTGCGTTATCAAAACATTCATACCAAGTTTTTTTAGTATTTAATCCATATCCTTTAGTTAAAATATCTATTCCATAAAAGGAATCTTTCGCTAAAGCCTTCAATTTTTTCTTCTCCCAATTACTTTCTCCCATGTATTGAGCTATATTTTGAATGTCTCTGGAATGCATTAATTGTCCTTGTCTTAAATGTTCCCAATTAGCTGCAGATTCTTGAATATTTTTTTCATAAGATTTTCCAAACCTATTTTCAAAATAAAAACCTTTTTCCGTTAATACGTCTTCTAATGGTTTTAATTGATGTCTTGTTCTAGTTAATACTAACCAGTTTCCTTCTTTCATGTTTATGTCTTCAAAATTCCAATGCTTAGTAATAGAGCCTGCATGTGCTTTAGGTTGCCAGTTTTTAGGTAATCTATTAGACACTCTTTCAATAATTTTCATTGCATATTCATGAATTTTTTTTGGAATCCTGACTGATTGAGTCAGGTTTAAAATTTTTCCTTTTTGGGTTATGAAAGAATCTACATCTGCTCCAGCCCATCTAAAAATAGCCTGGTCATCATCACCTGCAATAAAAGAATCATTTGTATCAAAGCTATTTACCATATCCCATTGCATACGAGATAAATCCTGTGCTTCATCTATAAACACTACATCAAATTTTGGAGATTTATCAGACTTAACAAAGTCTAATATCATGTCATTATAGTCTATAAGACCATATTCTTTTTTATATCTACGTAACTCATTGGCTATAATAATAAGTTTATCGTATTCTAATTTTTGATTATGTTCTTTTAAATTAAACTGTTGATCTAAAGTAATATTTCTTAGTTTAGCTAAATGTATAATTCTTAAGTAATCACTTTTAGTTGTAAATAAACCAGTCTCCTCATCGTCCCAATCATTATAATCAATTGGTATTTGAATTTTCTTTCCTAAATCCTCGTAGTGTCTACGTTGCATAACATTTTCTTTGTTA